TCAAAGATTAGTACCATCATAGTCTACAAGCACGCTTTCACATATCACCTTTGTACCGTTCCATTCATCCTTGTAAATGCTCGTATCTATCCCTACTCCTGGGAAGAATTCAAAACCAGTATCAGACACAAACTTTTTATACTTCTGTGTTTGTATCGTCGCGTCATAGTACGTATGCCCTGAGTACTTAAACCCTGCGGAACCTTGCGGTACGATCCATGCCCCAAAGGATGAAAAGTTACTGGCATGTTCAATCACCTTGTATTCAAACTCTGAGCCTGTATAACGGCCTGTATACGCTTCTGATGTGTTGATTTTACCGAAAGGTGGATTGCCATAAGCAACATCGTAGAAACGGTCTGGTGAGTACTGGAGAGCGTCACCAATGATCCATTCTGCCTCTGGTAGTACCCTCTTCCCGATCATTACGTACTCTGGATTCAGCTCAACACAGGTAATGTGTGTTGGCTTGTTTCTCAAGTACTGGTAGTAGCTGAGGCGACCTATACCCGCACAAAGTTCAATACATTGACCAGTACAACCAGCATCAAGTATGAAATCCCATGCGAGCATTTCAGGTGTGAAGAAAGCACCAGTAGCCCCTATACCATCGCCTTTGTAGTTGTTAAAGATAAACTCTTTATCGTCTTGAGTTAGTTGCTTATCTGAGTGGATGAGATCCATTACTTGAATGTGTAATGCTGATTCCTTTTTTGTAATTCTTGCCATAAAATACCCTTGTACAGTTGTTGTACGGGTATTTAGGAAATAATAATGAAAAGCCTAATAATGATTCTTATCCCTTTAGCTTTATCGGGATGTGCAGCAGTACAATATAATGATGGTAAAACTGTTAGTATTCAGTCTGACGGTTGGTATGGTTTAGATAGTTTACAAAAAACAGCTAATGAAGCATGTCAGCAGTATGGAAAAGAAAAGGCAACATATGTTCATAGTGCTAACATGAATCCCCATTTACCTAAAGGTAGTGGTGTACAAAATACTGTATGGAAGTGTGAATAATCTATAACGGATATATTTTATATTATTGAGGATTAATAACATGACTGACGAAGATTTCAAACGTAACTATCCCCCAGAGCAGTACAACTATGTTCATAAAAGCAGTAGGACTAAAGGACCTATGTGTGAAACTGAAATTGATGTTTATGACATTGTTTCAAAGGAAACCGGCGAAAAAGTTCTAACAGCAACGTATACCGAGCATACAAGCCACCGACCACTTAAAACCACGGCCTCTTGGGACTGGTAAAAAAAAGCCCCATGAAGGGGCTTTATTTTGAAAAATCAATATCAGATAAATCAAGTGTTAACTTACAATTAACTAGAAATGAACGCTGCCCCGATAGACTAATGAGCAACTTTGAATTTTCTGACGGTTTAGATAGAATCGTATTCTTAGTAATCAAGGTATAGAAGTCAGAGACAGCTATACTTTCTACTGTATGGTCATAACCTTTATCACATGAATAATTCATAGTAGAAGCATGTACAACGATTGACGTAATTAATAAGAACATAACTATAGTCATGCGTAACATGTAAACACCTCGATAATAGTAAGTTACGCAGATTATAGTAACATGTTTATAGTTAACTTCCACCAACCATAATCAATAGTACTTGTAAGAGTTGACCTAACGGAACCTGGATTACCACGATACCGAAAGCATCAAGTACCGGAACAATGATCCAGTTGTATAGGATGATAAGTGTAAGAACGAAACCGAGAAAATTTCTCCAATGAAGTGTATTCTTCTCAATCTCAACCTTGTTTACTTCAATCTGCCCTTCGGCGTTTTCCTGATGAACATCCTTTTCAATTGTTTGTTTCTTGATAAAGAAGTCCATTCCATTTTTTAAAATATTTAATAAAAGAGTTATCATTCAATGATTCCTACTATGTAGGCATAAACCCGCATCCCCTTTACGAATAGTTCAGTTTTATCCAGTAGTACTACATTGAATTCCATTTCACGTAGTTTCCATGTGTATGTATCACCAGTACGTAGTGCTTTCTTACGATCAAACACAACATTCATATATTGAGTACAGTTATAGCCAGATTGTTTTAGTTTTTTACCTATTTTTTATTTAAAAAGCACACATGGGTAGGCATCCCATTAGCCATTGGTGTTTCACCATTCAATGTAATGTATGGTGTTTCACCGTCAAAATGTTGTTCTAATTCGTTCATTGTTTCTTAACCTTAAATCTACCACGGATATTACTTACTATTAATATTGCCCCTTGCTCACCCTTTTCATAGAAGTCATAGATTAGCTTACGTCTCTTATCTTCCCGAAGCCCGATTACTCTACGGTCTTGCTTTCTTTGGGCTGTATCAATCAATCGTTCCTTGCCGCCCTTATTAACTATCTTATAACGTCCTTTACGTAGGTTGTTGCGTAGTCCAGTAATGTTACCTTGCTTAGTAAGTCTTGCCGCACTAGTAGGTATAAACTTTTCAATTGCCTTTGGTTTTACTAATACATCATATAGATACTTAGCCTGTAGATCCTTAACAAGAATTGAAGTACTTACACCAGTACCAGTAAGTTTATAGGTGAATAGTATTGCTCTACTGGTGAAGGGTACAGCACCCTTATCAATACTTTCATTTAATTCTTTTTGCATTTTTATTGATAGGTCACGCGTTTCTCTGATTAGTGTTTTTTGAAAGTCCTTACCAAGTTCCTTTCCCCTTTTGTTTATGTATGATTTTGCGGTTCCTAATCCATTAATATCTATTCTCATATGCATTCCTTGTATTTAGTTAAAGTATGAAAGCAATTCCTGTAGGATGCCATGTATTCGTTTCTTATCTTCACCCTTTGGTAATCTTGCTTTGTGCATTAATGCAAGGTTAAGACAATTAGGTTTTAATCCTTCTGTCAGTATCAATGCGGCCTCAATTAATAATGTGTCTCGCATTGTGGGAAAAGCCCAAAGGATAGTTTTCCTGTACTGTTCACCATCGGCAATCTTTCCATTCACTACTTTGCTACTACTGGTGTATTCACGCCAATTGTTTTCAACTGAGTCCGGTTTAAGTTTCTTAACGTCTTTGACTCTTTTGTACATCTGTTTCGAACCTATATAAGTACTACCATCATTGAATTCAAACAAATAGACAAAACCAATATAACTACCATTTAGTAACTCTTCTTCTGACCAATCAGGTGTGTAATTCCATTCCATATAAATATTTCCATATAACAATTAATATGGAGTATTTATTAATGGCAGACATAAAAGAGAGATTACGAATATACGAAGGTACATTAGAATATCAAAAGCACAAGGGATATTATAAGAATGGTAAGTTCTGGACTTATAAGGATAGCATGGGATATGACACTATAGGTTATGGTCATTTAGTACTTAAAGGTGAAGACTTCACTAATGGCTTAACACCGATTGAAGCAGAGATACTACTAGCAAAAGATATTGAAAAAGCAAAAACAAGTTTACGTACACTAAACTTAGGTACGTTACCACGTGATATTGAAGATTATCTAATAATTATGATTTTCCAATTAGGTCTAACTGGTACTAGTAAGTTTAAGAAACTACTGGCAGCAGCTAAGGCGGGAGATCGTGAAGGTATGCGACGTGAATCACGTGATTCATTATGGTACAGACAGACAAAGAATCGTGTTGATGATATGAATAATCAATTAGACTGGAAATAAAAAAGGGGCTTATTGCCCCTTTTTGTTTTCCTCAAGAATCGTTAGAATTCTTTCAATCTTAATGTCAAGTTTGTGGATTTGCTCCTGTAAACTTGCCATAGATTTTTCTAATTCATCCTGACCCCTTTCCAGTCTATCTATATCTGATGCCTGATTACTTACTTTACCTTCAAGCATGCTAATTCGATTTATTAATTCATCATTATCCCCAGATTTATCCCTAAATATTGTCCATATCAAAGCGACACCTGAAATCACGAGAGCAATTATGCTTTCTAACCCCATATGATTTACCTTCTAATTTATTATTATTGTATTTAGTAACCAGTGAACCTTGCCAGTGCAATACGAAAACCATTACTACCCATTGCCTGAGTATAAGATTTCTGATTACGATTTACGTACTGTAACGTAAAGGAAGTAGCATTATTACGTCTAATTAAAACACCAGAATAACCAGTAGTACTTCCATCATCACTTAAATTACCAGGACATTGACTGATACATATCCACGGATTAGTAAATGTAGTATTTAGTGTAAGAGCAGTACTAAGATCATGTGATGCCGGAACTGTAAAAAAATCCATAATGCGAGGCATTGAGGATGCCCCTACAGCAGACCATATTAAAGTACCTTCGGCATCAAATACATCAAGATACCCTGATGATATGCCAATTGAATTGGAAGATAGCATAAATTGCCCGCTTCCAGCTTCATACATACTTGATCCTGGGAAACAGTACTTACCATCAACCTGTAATTGAAACCATCTTAGACCATCACCGGGAAAGAAAGTATCACCGAGAAAACCAAGCGTACTACCATTACCAAAGGCACTGTTAATCTGATAAAACCCAGTATCTGATAAATTACCCATTGATTTTAATTGACTGGCAACAATTGATTTATTTGTTGAGTCAATAGTTAGAGCACCTGCCGAATTATATAATTGAAAACCTGACATTATGCCCCCTTAATTCTCATACTTATAAACATCAAATGTTAAAGTACCGCTATATGTACCTCGCGTTGGTAGATATTGAACCGTAAACCCATCAGTACCGGGAATACAATAAAAGTCATTCCACCATTGTGTAGTACGTAGTATTGCTAACCATCCATTAGGACGCATGTTAGCAAATGGTACTGTCCATGCCGTTGTAGTACCAGCAGTGACATTAAGACTTACAGCACCCATATAACGGATGTTATAATCACCAAGTTCAACTACTTGTACCCCTTGTGCATTCCAGCATTCTAAACCTTGTGCCATATTAAATCCTCTAAAAAGGGGTGAACAATCTCACCCCATATTATTTATTACCAAAGTCCCATGCGTACACGTAGAAAGTTATTATTATCATATATTAATATCATATTATTATTGATTAACATTCTTCCAGTACCACCAGAACCATTAATAGCGATATCACCATTCTTATTTATTATCCATCCTGTAGTATTAGGTACATAATCATTACTTTGAATAACATTCCCTATCTTGGCGTTAGTTATTTCACCATCTATAATCTTAGCTGCATTAATACTCGCATTTGCAATCTTGGCATTACTAATGGCACCGTCTGCAATATAGGCAGTACCAATACTACCTTGTTGAATCATTGCTGTTTTCAAGAATGTAGTACCATTAACTACTGCAAATGGTGCTGAACCGCCTACTGTTGGTGTAGTACTTCCACTAATAATGAACTTATCAGCAGCAAAGTAGATAGCACTGTTATTACTGGTTCCCTGACTTGCTAAAAGACGAATACCGGCAACTGTACCATTCGCATTTACTGAAAGTGAATATTGACTATCTACAGTACTCTTATCTGCCTTGGTATTCATACTGGTATTAACAGTGGCGATTTGTCCATTCACATCACTACGTAATTGAGTAACTAAATTAGTTTGTGCCGCGTTATTATCTGCTACTGTAGCCTGTAATGAACTAATAGACGCATTGTTAGTATTCACATTAGATTCAATAGTAGTGAACCTACTGGCGTTTGCAGTATTCTGCGTTGCAACGGCATCACTTAGAGTAGTAATTGTAGATTTGTTAGTATTAATATCAGTAGTGTTTTTACCGATGTTGGTAGTGTTAGTATTAACCTTTGCCGTTAACTGAGTAATACTTTGACTTTGTGCAGTATCATTATCACTCACAACTTTAGTTAATGCCGTAATATCTGCGGTATTCTTACCAGTAGCAGCAGTGACAGTATCAATGTTTTGCTGTAATGCCTTATCAGCATTTGTGTACTGAGTAGTCATCTTAGTTTCACTGGCAGTAATCTTAGTATTCGTCTCGTTTGTGATTTCTGTCTTCGTCTGCGTTACTACAGTATTAGTATTCGCATTTGCCTCATTGATTGCATTCTGCATTTGCTGATTGGCATATGTATTGGCATCGGCTAATGTTTCAGTTAACTTATCACTTAGACCAATTAGGTTTTCAATTTCTTCCACATCCTGTTCTGAGAATTCATACTTGGAATTAATATCAACTGTCAGTTCAGGAGTGTAAAGTACATTATCCTGACCGAAGATATCAAAGAAACCAATCTTAATTTTATATTCACCATCAACTACATCTGGGATAGTATCAAACTCTGGTTTATTGGAGATGAATATGCGATTAACAATCCCACTTGTCATTGATACTACACATCCGGCATAGTCACGCTCTATTGATTTATCCCAACTAACAAATAGACTTCCAAAACCACCTGTTACCGTTAATCCGGTTGCCTGCTTACATTGTTTATTCTCAACTGTAATCCTTACTTCCTCTGAATATGTTCCTGTACTATAACCTTGTGCGATAATACCAATAGTTGGTTTACGAATCTTAGATTCATTAAGAGCAAGTGTATAGTTGAAGAAGTTATCCTGAGTATAGAAAGTCTCAATAAGTGCATTACCATTATAGATATTGATAATGTAATAACGGAAATATTCAATGAACGAACGACCATTTACACGTAGTGACTTCTGGTTATCCCAACGAATATTAAAATCGCCTGAGTCTGTTACATAAACTGATTCAGTATTGTTAGCTAATACAACACCAGTTACAGCAGGTAGTTTAAAGTTAAATTGGGGTGTAATACCCGTTAATGTTAGCTTATCTGAACGACGATTAAGTATGTTATATGCTTCAACCGCAAAATCATAGCTTGCGTCATCCACAAGATCATATATATCAAATTCAGTCTGTAATGTTGAAGTCTGTCCAGCATATGTCCATGAGTTAGTACTACTCAATTTATAATAGATATAGTAACCACGTAAGTTAGGATCTTCTGATGCATCCCAATCAACTGTAACCACGTTGCCAGTAGTGATGGAACCCTTTTTAAATACCTGTAGATTTGTTGGAGGAAGTACAGTTAGTACATCACCTGCCCCACCGCTGATTGTTCCAGCAGGAGGAAATACGAGAGAATCACCACCATCAAAGATAGCATCAGGGTATTCAATTGCGGAAATCTGACAGTAACCCACGTTCTGTTGATCTGTAGCCACTGACTTAGACAGCACTTTAAACTTACCATTAATACCAAGTTCAGTATTTGTTACAGTGATTGAATCCCATACTTTAAGGTCCCATGCTTCACTTGTTGTAAACTGAATAGTCTTCAATGCGAATCGTGCCTTACGTAGTTCACTGTTCGCCATTTTTGTTACAGTATCTTTATCATAAATCCATGTGAAATCACGGCTAAGTGGGATTACCTGACCATCTGACCTTATTACTTCATCAGCAGAAATATCACTTGGAATACGGATAATATCAGTAGCATATGAGTTTTCAACTGATGTGAATTTACAATCAAGGGTGTTGTAATAATCCTGATTACCACTTGTGATAACTTTCAAGTCACCAACCATGTTACTTTCATTGAATGTCTGTACTGGTAATGTTTTACGGTCAACTGTTAGGCAAATCTGACCAGCATGAACATAAGTAATACCTGCAAATGTCTGTAGAATACTTTCAATGTTTTTCTTATAAGTATCCTGATAACTAATTGCACCATTTGAGTACAATTTCATTGCGTTACAATAGGCAGCACATTCCTGGAATGTATCGACATTAATCAATGAAACATCAAGACCCATACCATAAATTGTATTAGTCATGTAGTCATAAATCTGACTTACAGGACAAGATGAAACTATGTTAGTACCAGTAGTGAAATCATAGATTTTCTGACCTTTCATTTCCACGGTCATAGTGAAGTTATCATTTGTTAAAATGTTATTTTCAAGACTTGATTGTGTTTGCCTGATTACTGAATAAATTGAAACTACACCCTTTCCAAGAAACTTATCTGTCCACTTAGTACCAGCATAGTGCTTAGCAAGCGTTGGCGTACTGGTATAATCCCCACCAAATTTTACTTCAAGCTGTAGATATGGTCTGAAACGTGCAGCAATAAGATTACTGTCTACAACACCATCTACTTTAATTGGTGCTGATAGTACTGCAACGTTATCAAAATAGATTTGTTCTATATATGGTTCAACACCTGCCATTGCCACGACTTGACTACTAAAGAAGTACTTAGATGAACCATCAGGTACATTATACCAGTTATTAATAGTACCAGTCATAATGAAGGAGCCATTACTGACACCATTCTTATGTGGTAATTGACCACCATAGATTACTGGTAAACCCGTTGCCGCCGATGTACTTCGGCTTAGGGTATCTGTTACATCACCATATGGCGTTTGACCAATTTGACTTAGCATACTGGTAGCAACTAATGATACAGCACCAGCAGCAGCCCCCCACGCAAGAGCCGCAAGTGCTGTACCACCAGTGGCATATACTGCTACGGCAACTACTACTGCGGTAATTAGCGAACCAACTACCTTTCCTATTCCACCACCCATTCTTTTTCCCTTATTCTATAGTAAGTGCCATCATTCCTTTTTGGCACTAATTTAAATTCTGTATGTTCTTCATTAACGGCAAGTAGATAACCACTAATTACAATGGCGAAAGAATGCTCTACTGTTGGATGCATCCAAATATCACCATCAATTGTTACTGTTACTTCCTCCAAATATGGGGAAATCATTTCAAATGTATTATTGAACCCAAGTGCCTTAAGTTGCCTGATTCCACCCTTCACCGTCTTATAAGTAAATTGATTGGCTAATTCAGAACCAGCAATTAAATCAACAAGTTTAATTACATTGATATTACAATCATTAGTACCACTCTTAAATTCATTCTCAAGGGAATTCATACATAGTTCATAAACTTTATTCATATCCATTATTTGTTAAATCTCCAAATCTGGTTTCGGTTAACTTGTCCAAGTAGTGACATAATCGCATCGCCTGGATAGTAGGATTGATATACTGAATTTGCCGCAAGTGTCTTTGGGCTAACATCAAGACGTTTATAAACACTATTTACTGTAATCTTCATTTCATTAACTTCACTAAATGGGTTAACAATACATTCAAAGTTTTCAATATAACCAGTAAACATACGTTGCTGATATATTGGAGTACTATCAAATGGATTAAGAATAATTAGTGTGATATTCATTTTTGCCTTATCGAACAAACCACCCATAGCAGCAATACGTGTTGCGTTATCAACATTACTTACAGTAAAGTCAATTGAGTCATTATTGATCCCCTTATCTTCACTGAATGAAGGTAGTGAATCCTGTATTAAATCGGGGAATGGTTGATATACAGCACCATTAAGTTGAATTGGTACAAAGCCATCTGTCCAGTATATGGCACTTGATGAACGTGGTAATAAATCAAAACCGATAACGTGTACACCCATACTCATTACGTCTGTAATTGTTAATCTTGTTTTTGTCTCACCACGAATTAAAGCCCAATACTTAAGCAAATTAGCATTAGTTAGTATTGCTTCATTCATTATCGTAGATTCTCCGTCGCGTTAAATTGAACACTTGTAACGTTAGCGATATTCATTGCGAAGTCCTGATCTACGTCCAATGTTGCTTCAATTTGAAGGTTGTTATAGTTAATTACTTCATTAACACCTACTGCCTGTCTTAATTGGGGAAATACAGTAATACTGGTAGTTGTCTTATCCATGATTTGGTATAGCTTCTTATGTCCAGTGAACTGAATAATGTCACCTTTCTGTAAGTTATTGGTATTAGTACTGACAATCATTGAACCCTTAGCCGCTGCCGCTGTTGCGTTAACTGCCCCGGTTTGATTACCCTGGTATACTGATAAATGTCCAAGATTAAGTGTGAATGGTTTACCCTGTTGATATTCGGCAATGAATGCCTGTAATTCCTGCCGATTCTTAACTTCAAAGTTTAAGGTAAACTGTATTGAATACCATTGCATACCAACTGAACGGCGTAATTCTGTACCAGTCCAAGCCCTTTGTGAATATTGCGGAATAGTACTTGATAGTTGTACGTCCGAAACTTTTATATTATTTGAAAAAATAGTCATTTAAGATCCCTCTCATTTTAATATATTTATAAAAAAGGGAGCCGTAGCCCCTTTGGATTATGTATTTCTTTTTTGACTTGATCGCATTGCCTGTACGACATTGTTTTGATTCTTCTTCAACATCTTGTTCCACATTTCAGGATCATCAACGTTACCTTTAACAATTAGTGGACTGTTGATAGTAATATCACCACCTGAATTACTTCTATTCTTAGCTTGATCATCAAGGAATGAAGTTAGCTTTTTATTTGCTTCTGGTTGTACTACACGCTCACCTGATTTCAATAGGAATGATTTATTATTCATATCATCAGGTAGTGAATCTATACCACCGTGGAACTGTCCACTTGCCGCACCCTTTGCAGTTGTAATAATACTTGCACCAAGTGATAGTACTTGAGCATAGGCAGCAAGACTTGCCGGGAACGGCGTTGCAAGAGCCTGTGCAAGAGCACTCTGTATTGATAGAACTGTTTGAGCAATGGTAATACCTTTCTGTACTGCGAAAGCTGCTTGTGCGGCCTTAGAACCTTCACCAAATGCACCTGCCATGATAGTACCAAGATCACCTGCCATATTACCGATTAGTTGCATTTGGGCTTGTGTCTGTTGAATTGCAATATCACGTGCCTGTGCATTATACTTATTAGTAATATCAAGTTTTGCCTTTTCATAATCTTCATGACTTTGAATTAACATTTCATTTTGTTTCAATTCAAGATTCATTGCCTCAGTATTTTCATTTTGCAACTTAGTTACATTTTTACCAAACGCATCACTAAATGGATTTGAACCGCTTGTACGTTGTCTTTGTTGATATAGTAAGAATCCGTTTTGTTTTTACTTAGATTACCACTGGCAAGTAATGAATTAGTGTCTTTCAAGCCCTGATTAGGATCTTGATAGCCAATCATATTGTTTACCATTTCATTTCTTTTTGCCGTAGCACTTGCTTTCTGTTTTCCAAGTAATTCAGCAGGATCAATACCAAGTTTCTTAGCACTTTCATTAATTGATTTTACTAATTCATTCTGTTGTCTGTCGAATTCAGCAAGCTGGCGTAAGTTACTATCAATTGTCATATCACTTAATGCTTTATCAATTGTAGCTTGTGCCTTAATGCGTTCTGCATCATTTTTCTTTTGTAGAGCTAATGCTGCCTTTGCTGCGGCCTCATCTTTCTTTTTCTTTGCTTCACGTTCTTTATCTTCTTTAGCAGTAAGTTTAGTTACTAAATCAGCACGCGACTTTGTATAGTTATCATCAAGGATTTTTAAGTCAGCATTTAATGCTTCCTGATTTCCCTTATATCCTTTTAGTAATGACTTCTGAATTGATTCACGTGTTTGTTTATAACTTGTATCAAGTGCGTCAATTTGTTTTTGTGTCTTTTGCTGTTCACTTAAGAATGGTTTCATTGCAGCATCAATAGTACCTTTCTCAATTCCATTATCAAATTCTTTCTTTGAATCATCTAATGTCTTCTTAGTCGCCTTAGCAATATCTAAAGCCGATTGAAGATTTTTAAGCATCTGAGCATTTTCAATAAACTTATCATCATTGGCTATTTGTGGAAACGCCTTAACAGCCCAACCAACTATACCCATAGTAGCATCTTCGATTGGATGGCTATTTACAATCTTATTCATTAACCCTAGTATATCGGCAAGAGTACCGGCAATTGGTGCAAGTACTTGATTTTCCCATGACGCCCATGTATTACTTAATTCACGAGTAGCATCACGAAATGCCTCAAATTGTTTACTTTGTTCTTCTGTTAACTGAATAGTCTGTTTTGAAAGCGTATTATAGTAATCTTGTTCTGAGTTAAAATCTTTAAGTACTGTAAGGTATTTGGTAGCATCATTACCCATAGTTTCAAACATATTAACTATCTGGCTTGTACTGAAACCTTGTTGTTTTGCTGAGAAATAGATTTTGGCATAAACATCTTCACCAGCATCTGCCATACGTTGTAATTCAAGTATGTTTAATTTCAATGGCTGAATTACATCAGTGTACATTGAACCAGCATTGTTTGTTAGAGCATCCCCTAACCTGTCCTTAATGTCTTTACTATGATCGGCTATTTGATCCATAGTTAGACCAACTTTGGCATACATATTCGCCATTTGTTGTACTTGAGTAATACCAGTTTGACTAAGTGATGCCGCCTGGAATACTTCAAATGCCCTTTCACTTGCTTCCTGTACCTTAGCAAAAGTACCAACAAGACTTAGAGCAGCAACTGATGCCGCACCAGCTACTCCAGTAAAGGCAGTACTGACACGACCAAGACCAGTTGCCATTGAACTTGAAAAATCACCAGCAACACCGCCAGCTTTCTTACCAAATCCATCAAGTGACTTTTCACCAGTCTGTAATGCTTTCTGTAGTCCAGATACATCACCTTCAATATCTATACGGATATTATTATTATTTGCCATCCTTTTTATCCTTTAATTGTTTATAACGACTAGCGAAGAAGTTTTGATTGTTTTCCTTTTCAGTTGCCTTACTGGATTTCTCTCTATTCTCTTTACGCTCTTTAGTAGTACCTTCATCCAAAATACCTAAGAAGTCATAATCTTTAGTCTTAATCTTCTTGGCAATATCCTTTGTCATATTTGGATTATTAAGCATGAGGTTTTGACATAAATTAGCATGGAATAACATATCCATTTTGATTCCAGTTGGTTCAATGAAACTATCAAATACCATTAAGTACTGGAATAGTTCATTATCAACTTGATTGAATTCTTCTGGTGTTAGCCCACGCTTATTAATCATCTTTAGGTAGTAGCGTAATTCTGGAGAAGCTATTATTTTTTTCTACTTCATCCACTGAGTTAGTAACTTCAAGTAGTTTCGCTACTTCCGCATATAATTCTTGTGCGAATTTGAAATCCATAGTGGAGACATTAACACGCCCTTCAATATCACTATTAGAGAAGATTGGATCACCGTTTTCATCTTTTACACAATAGATTAGAGTATTAGTTACACTATCACATTTATCAATATCTTGTACTGATGGGCGATGAATCCAGAAAGGTACATCATTTACTACAACTTCGCATAATTGTGGACGCATTGCGTTTTTAATTTTATCTAAATAATTCATTTTACATAATCCTTTATATTAGCTTGGGGGATTTCTCCCCCTTATTATTATGGTTTTTTTGGTAGTAAACCACTTTCTAGTGGAGCACCATCTACAGCAAGTGTAAAGGTTGCGGTAACTACTTCATCTTTAGAACCTGCTACAGTATTAGTACTGATGAAGATACGATAAATGTCATAAAAACCAGTAGTCATAGTAGCATTCTCATAAACTTCAATTTTAACTTGAAGGCGAGTTTGATCTTCCGCATGAGTTTTCAATAGTTCATGTACTGCGTTATCTGGTAATAGGTTTACTTGTAAATCAATATTTGGGATTGATTGAGTACCTAAAAGTTTGCGATTAAACTTCTGATTATATGTAACAACTTCGATAACAGTACTCTCAGTTGAACCTACAACGAAGCTTGCCACTTCGGGTACTTCTTGCCAGGTAGTTGCTACAGTTGTACTATTTTCAGCTACAAACACTTTAATATGCGAGCCAGCAAAAATATCCATTGCCATTTTTATTTCCTTATATAAGTTTGGTGGGGCATTCATTCCCCACAATTATTTATCAATATTTATCATCCGTTGATTCATAATATTGTGGTTGTTCTGGTTCAATCACTACTGGAACATATTCATAATCTGGTAGTGGTTCAACTGGTTCATCAATAATTACATCATCTTCTGGTAAATCTTCTGGTACTGAATCATCAGTATCAATTGGTTCATCTTTATCACTAACGGGCATTTCAACACGTACTGAAATAAAGCTATCAACTGGTATATCAATTGGATCACCATTTGAATAACCATCAATATTGTTTTGTGCAAACTCTGGTGAATTTGGATGTGTACGATGGAAGGTTTTAACTACTATCGAACCGTCTTCTTCAACTTCATAATCAATCCACAAGCGAGGCTGTTTGTTACGATCAATTGGGATTTCAAAGCCACCATCAGTACCAGACCATGATGTATCTGAATTAAGTCCTAAGACGCCTTCAATCTTATATACACCCTCACTGATACGTGTACTGGTAGCACCCATTGATTCTTCATTAAGTTCACTATCACCCGTACTGAATAGTTTAACAATTGGGCTTGCGGTCTTAATGAATCCGTTTGCATCTACAGTAGTATTTGCTGCGGTATATACCTTAGCCCATGCTGACCACGGTCCAGAACCTGTCCATGTTCCAGTATTCGCACGTAGATACATAGTACCTTTACGTGTTACATACATTTGTTGTCCACCCCATGTAGAACGGGTTACAAATAGAGTACCACCTGCCGATGCCTCTGGATAATTACGTGCTACAGTTGCGTTAGCATCAGATGTTTGATAATAAACAGCATTAATAGTACCGCCATATATATTCAAATCTGTAGTACCTAATGCTGTAGTTGGAGCTGACATTGAGTTACTTTCATTAGCTATTTCAAGCCAATCATTCCATGTACCACCCGCATAAGTACGTGTAAACGTTCTGTTTGAACTTGTATATTGTGCCAATTGAGTCATATTACCACCCGCACCGGTAGATTGGACAATTAGCATACATGAAGCGTTACCCATAGCACTTGGACCATTTGTATATGAACCACCGTAATATGTGCCCGGATTTGTGAATGTATTTAGATCGCCAGTAGCACCTTCAGTTGGTAGTTGAGTAATTGACATCCAAGCTTTCCAGGTTGTTACACCTGATGATACGTTACCCTGTCTACGCCATGCACGGCTTACAGTACCTGAACCTAATGCTACAGAACTAAAGTCCTGAATAATTGCCGTACCTGATGCGATAGTAGTTACTATCATTATACCATTTGCTACTAATGGAAGGTTTGATGTAGAGCTAGATACACTATATATACCTGCGGTAATTGCGTTATTCGCATCACCATTAAAGTTAGCAATAGGTAATGTTAAAGCACCACCAGTACCACCAGTACCACCCATATTTGGGGCTAATGGTGTAGTTAATCCTGTAATCTGTTTAATATCAGTATTAACACCAGTACCAGCATATTGTGGTAAACGTTTCATTATTACTGGTTCAGTTATAAATACCTTACAGTTAACTGGTGCTGTAGTTTCAAGCCATACACCCGCATTAATACGTGTAGCATTTGCTGGTACAGTATATGAACCTGAGTTGATACGCCAACCTGAAACAGTTGGATCATAAGCAGATACACGGACGTTACTTAGTAGGGTATTACCATTATATACTGAGAGTACTACACGCAATTGTGCTGTATCAGTAAGACCAGTTGCCGCTAATCCAACTTGATAATCAATAATATCACCTGGCATAACTGGAATGTTATTACTGTTATCGTCATTATTAACACCAAATACTAAGTTATGAAGGTTTGCCCCTGAGTTCTTAGTAATGACTGCCACACGTTGACCAGTACAACCAACTGGTACTGAACTATCTGAGCTATCAAGATATGTAAATGTTACGTTTCCTGGATTTCCTACTGATGGTAAGTAACCACCACTTAGGAATCTATTGTTACGCACATAGTTTAATGCTGAGTTATCACCAACATTTCCAAGTTCATTCCAGCTTGTCCATACACCGCCGTTTAAGGTACGTGTGAATGTACGGTTTGCGTATGATGCGTTGGTAACAAGTGTTTTAAATGTTTGTAGTACTTGAGTACCTGATACAGCAAAACGTTCAACAAGAAGTAAACCAGGTTGTTGTACTGGTATATTTGTTGCTGCGGTAGCGATGTTAAATCTACCTACTGAGGTTAATGTATTCACATCGCCTGAGAAGTTACCAGAGGATGCCGCTGTTACGTATCCAACCTGATTCCACTCACGCCATACTGGATTAGCAGCATCCCATGTAGCACCAAGTGTACGTACATATACAGTACCAGCGGATGTAGTGTAGCGTTGAGTACCAGCAAAGGCACCAGCCGCCATAACATCAAGAATGCCTGTAATCGCTTCTGGGATGTTTGTAGAACCGTTGTATTGTGAAGATGATATAATCGCCCACTGTCCAAGGTATGCCGCTGTTGGGCCATAGGTATCAAAGTTAATACCGGCAGTTGGAATACCACCCCTGATAGGTTGAGCACCAATGTTATACGCTGCGGTAATTGCCGCATTTGAACCAGTACCGCCATTGGTTACAGGCAATACGCCAGTTACACCATGACTGTTATTAGCAGTACCATCAAAACCAGTAGCTGTAGTACTCGCAAGGTTAGTTATGAATGTACGACTTGTTGCCAACTTAGTAGCACTTGCCGCAAGTCCAGTTGTATTACCAGTACCACCATTCGCAATTGAAAGTGGTGAACCAAGTGTAAGAGCACTAGTAACAGTTAGAGCACCAGTTACAGTACCACCTGTTAGTGGTAAATATTGGCTTGCGATTTGGCTTGAAGTTAAAATACGTGTCCATGCTGTACTTCCATTCTTAGCATAGATGTTTAATGTTCCGGTTTTAGTCATTGCGATGGATGAGAATGTACTACCATCGATTAGACCAATACCCATCATATCAGCACTTGCCGGATTACCTGATTGACTTGCGGGTACTTTAATAAAACTGTTTCCAGTAGGTGTTACTGGTTCATACTGCGGTACTGCTACACCATTAGAACCAACACCATAATTTCCCTCATATAGTGGGTTTAATGTTGCCATAGATCTTAGACTTACTACCTCTTCATAGGGGGTGAATGTATATGTTTTCTGTACTACTGAATCCTTTGAACCAGCAGTAGATGTTGCCGTGATTGTTCCAGATACGATTGCATATGAAACACTATTATTATTTTGTTCATAATTAAGTATTACCTGAAATTCATTACGGCTTTTAGCCTTTGAATCAAGAAATACTGTACTTGCTTCATCTGGTACATAGTTAACAACAATATCGAATGGCTGAATACTCATGCTAGATAGTAGTACTGTCTTGTATTCGCTATCATATGTTTCATAATCTAATTGTTGACTATCAATCTGTAATGTTGGCATTGCGGCAATATTTGTAAAGTCTATTACACCAATACCAATTGGTAAGTTATTTGCTGGATCTTCACTATAGGAAAGTTTAAATAAATTCCCGGTTAAAATGTTACTCATATTAGTTCCTTTTCTCAGTTACTGTTATATTTATGGAAAAGGCAATAGAAACAGAACCAGTTTTAGGATCGGTTACAACATCACTTTGTTCATAGCTATATGAAAGTAAAATTAGACCAGCATCAACAAATGCCTGTCCTTTTAATTGATCGAAAGTACTAATAACATCATCATATGTTACTGATGGAGCAGTATTACCAGAATTGGGATTTGGACTAACTGCATATTGAATTGTAAAGTTACCTGCTTGCCTCTGTACTGCCCCATAATTAAGTGATTCACAATCAAAATTAAAAGCCACTTCTGCAAATACATCAGCATCACGACTTACTGTTAATTCCTTAGTAGCTTTAATTAATTCTTTTAATGTTTTTCTTGTTTTTGTTACTAGTTGACTCATTAATAGTCCTCCGCAAAGTGTTGCCCTTCCTCCGTGCGGTAATAGATATCAACTACACCAGATAGATCATCAACAATGTTATATACTATGTTATTTACTCCCCTAATCACTAATACAGTACCAATTGTAATATCAGTAATATCGCTTTTCTTGGCTGAACAAAATTCTTCATAACCTTCAATGAAATCACCAGTACCGGTAGAAATAGAAATGGGAACCATTTCAAGTATGGCCTTGAAAGTAGTTCCCATATTCGTTTGTACTGATTCACCGAAAGCATTTAGAAAGATGTTTATTTCACTACTTGTAAATGCTCTCATAGTGATTACGCCAATTTAACTACGTAGAATGCTTCTTCATGAGCTACAGCATGATCAATGTATGCGAAAGTACGTAGTACAATGCCTTGTGATGCACGTAGAGTAGTATCATCACGATCTACAGTTAAGCCACCCCATGATGCAAGTACTACATTGGAGAAGTCACCAAAGATGATTTGACCAGCAGCAACTTGAGTAGATTCGATTACACGTACTGAATCACATAGATATGCTTCAAAACGATAACCTTCGATCATGAACTTAGCAGCGGTGTTAGCCCCAACAAGAGTACTACGCAATACAGCAGCAGTTGTTGGATGAACTACAGCAACTACGTTATCTACACGGACATTCTGAGCAGCAAGTACAGATAGAGCAGATTGGATATCAGCCTGAGTAGGAGCAGCAGTTAAAGTATCGGATGGAGCAGCAGTTACGATAGAAGTTAGAATTTCACGTTCTAGTTTCAAGCCAGCACCACGAACCATAGCATCTTGTACATAACGTTCAGCAGTGTCAGCACTCTTAATTAGAGTACGGGTAATTGGTACAGAACCGGAGAAAGTTTGTGGTTTAAGAACTAAACGTTCAAATGAAGCATCAACTTCTGGTGAATTAGCACCTTCGGCAATGAATGCGAACATATTAGTAAAATCACTTACCAATTTTGGAATTACCAAATCACCTTCACCCTCAAGACCACTAAAGGTTTGTACAGGTAGTTGAGCAAAGATTGAATTAGCACGAAGTACATCAATGTATGAATCTACATAAACTTCTTTAACTAACGCACCACCAGTAGCCGGAGCAGTAGATGTAGCACGAAGTTGGTTTACAGGTACTTCAACACGAGCACCATCAAATGGTTTACCTTCAGCAGCAGCACGAATTAGACCATTAATTACGGATTTTTCCATTTTGTTTTCCTTAACGTTAATAGGATTTTTGTTTTCTTTATTTAGTGAACGTTTGAAATCAGAAATGCTAATTCCTTTAGCAATTGCTTCTGATACATCCACGTTTAGTACTTTACCAATTGAAGTAAGTTCGCGTTTACGTTCTTGTTCTGCTTTTTCTGCATCATCTTCCATTTCTTCTGGATGTTCTGCGTTTCCATCAGCATCAGAGAATTCGCCAATATCGCGTTTATCTTCTTGTTCAGTTGGTTCATTACTATTTAGTGTTTCAGGTTCAACACCTTTATTTTGTAGTTTAGCTAATAGGTCTGGACGCTTAGATAGCATCTCTTCTAATTCACCATCACTAAGTTCAATGTTAGCTACACCACCATTTTCATCATTATCAATTAGAGTTTCTTTAATGTCATATGATTCATTATCTAGGCGGGTTTCTTCCATGCCTTCTTGTTCTTCCATGAGTCTTTCCTCTGTAGTAGTTTCATTACTACTATTTAGTGATTCATCTTCATGGGCTTCTTCTAATTCATCTTGTAGTACTTCACGCATAGCACTAGATGGATCACCACCAAGTGAGCGACCAATACCAACTGTTTCATCTGCGGGTACAGTTACTAATGAGATTTCATATATTTCAAAGTCAGTAACAATAATATTGTTACCATCCATGCGATAATCAAAGATGTTATATCCGATACTTACATGTGATAAGATTCCTTCCTGAATCATTCCCCACATAGTTGAACCAAGTCCTACATTACTAATTTTTAATGTTGCACGACCAACACGATCCGCATCCATTCGTGCATCAACTACAGCACCAATTAGCTTATCTCTGTCATGATTAAAAAGTACTGCCCCCTTGTTATTAAGGCGGTGTAGGTCTACGTTTTCATCACCACAAAGAAGGATTTCGTAATATAGATTGTCATCAATGATACGGCTTACTGGAGTTTCAGAACAAAAAGCAACTTCAATAGTACGGGCTGTTTCATCAATCGCCCGAACTGGAATCGTTAGTTCCCTCTTCTGATTCTTTAGTTTCAAATCCATTTGAATTCATTTCCTTATTTTGTATGTCTTTCTCCTTAGCAATTTCCTCAAGCGTAATGCGTGGATCACCACCCATTTCACTAATGATTTGTGTTTTAGATTTAAGTCCTGCATCAAGTAGCATAATCTCCGCTTGAATATCCTTCACTGGATCAAGTGAGATTGGTTTTACTGGAATATAACGAGCACAAATTAATTCATCAAAATCTGAGAAAGAAAGATTAAGACTATTGTTATTTATCATTTCATTCTTTAGCCATTCACGATAAATTGGCTTAAGTACTTTACTGATTAGGGTATTAGTACGAGTACGGAAAGTTGTTGCCTGTAGACGTTCTGCCAATTTAGCAGCACTGAATGAAGCATCAGCGGTACTACCCATTAGTGATTGCTTAGTAACGTTTAATCCCATACTGATTTGATTCATTAGTTCATCAGTAAATTCACCAATACGATCTACACCCGATTGTGGGTTAACTGTCTTAATGTCCTGATTCTTACCAAGTTCAAATACTGCCCCTGCCTCAAGGTATTCAGTGTAGGTAGCAGTAGTGTTATCTTCACCTGCAACTAACTCAACCTGATCGGTATCATTATTGTTATTAGTAATAAAGGCGGTAGTACTTGCGGATACTCGTTTAGCTATTAATGTTGCCTCAGTGAAGTTCTTTAGGTCTTCCATTGTCTTAGTAGTACTAATCATATCTGGAATACCGCGTTCCTGTCCCATTGAATCACTAATCATATAGTGACAAATTTCACTTGCTGGAATAATGTCAAATGCTGTTGCGTCATAGGTATATGTAATTGGGTTATAGATACAGAAATAGTAATTAACTGGTTTATGATTTTTATCCCATTCCACACCATTTGAAATGTAATTCCCATTATCAAGCCACTGGTTATTCAATTGCGTTAATCGTGCAGCGTCGATAATCTCAATTTTGACAGTACCGTTAACGTTGTGAATACGAATGAAGCATTCACCATCAGTTACACGAATCTTTTCAACTGTCTGTTGGAATGTATCAAGAGTCATGGAACCATCAAGGCTAAAGCGGTCTGCGTCATAAGCCCAACGATCAAAACGTTTTTCAAGTTTCTTACTTAGTTCATGAAGTTCATCAGCATCCATATCATCAAGTTCTGGAGCTGGCTTAACGTAAACACCCTCAGCACCTACTACGCCATCTACGGACAAGTTCATGTACTTACGTCCAATGGGAGTTTTCATTACTGCATCACGGCTTGCGTTACGCCATTCAGGTAAGAACCAACGGATGATGTTATTGATGTTTGATGAACCAGTACCGCTAGTGAATCCAAAGCTAATTACTGGTGTACTCATTCCACGTACTGCCTGTAGGTCACGCTTCAAGTTCTTTTGTGGAGAATCGATAAAACGTTTCTTGCTTGCCTGTGGTTGTAGTACTGGTTTTTCTTCTTTTGGTTTCTTCCAAAACATTATCGTGTCCCCCATCTGTTCGGATAGTTAGGGTCACGAAAAACAGTTACTGATTTAAATGGCTTACCATTACCATTTACTGGTTGATCATTCATGGATGCCCAAAGAGCATTAGCACGTTTGATATAACGGATACGCATGTTTTCAAGATTAGTTAACGATTCTGACACTAACGTTTTATTATTAATTGTTGTACTATATACTCCACCACCAGCAACTTTAGCTGCAATAACGTCATCAATTTCTTTAATCAATGTGATTAGTTGAGCATATTCACTTGTATACTTTGCCGGATTAATCAATTCACTTACGAAGTTACTATTAGTTCCCTTTGCGTTATCAAAGAGAATACAGAATAACTTATCATTAGGTGAATCAATCTGGAAAGTAATTAGAGTTGCTTCCTCAGTACTTGCAAAGTTATCAATTGTTGTACTATTACCAGTTGATAGATAGTTAACAATTAGTGTTGAGTGTGGAGGCATACGTACATAAAAATCATATGGGTTCATGGTCATATAGATTTTCTCTGGTAATACATTTGCCATGTTTATTTCCTTATTTGCCGAACCAATTATTACCTACACGTGGTTTACGTAGTATATTCTTACGCGTCTGTACTGGAATTGGTTTTGTTTCTTCTTTATTTATCACTGGAGGATTATTTATTTCTTCCTTAAGTTCAGATTTATGTTCACGTAACTTTCTATATGGCTGATTAGTACCAAGTTTACTTACAGCATATTCACGTGCTATTAGGCAGTAGTTTAAACAGTCCAATGCTTCATTACGTTTCTGTCCTTGTTTTAATCTCCACTGTAATTTACCACCCTTTGGTTTTAATTCTTCTGCGGTAAGTTGCTCAAAGTAATCATGTGGTAATGAACTACTAAAATGTAATTGCGTTGGTGCTAACTCTGGAGTATCACTAAGCATGTGATTTAGTAATTTACGAATAGTTAATTTACCTTCATGAACGTTCAGTACTTGAAGTTTATAACCAGCCTCAGTTGATTTCTTGAATAGTGGGCTTGTGGTTGATGAACTACCTTTAATGGGATGATACTTCGCCCAACGTCCTGTAAAGCGTTTAACTGTTTCAGTAGCATTGCCATTCGAACTATCTACAAACACTGCGAGAGTTGGAACTATGCGTTGTGATGGCGTCTTAAATTGCTGACGGCAGAACTTATCAAGTTCATTCCAGGCAGGTGCTTCTAACTTAGTACAGTCATGTGAATAGAAGAATTCATGACCAAGTACCCATACATTCTTTTCATCAAAGGCAGTTACAGTTGCTTCAAGTCTATCAAGTTGCTGATCGGCACTAATACAAATTCCCAATGCCTGTTCTGGAATGTTATGAATATGAAAACTGTCATCACGCGTTTGCTCAAGCTGAATAATATCAAGTTCTTTTTCATACTCGTTTTCATATACTTCACCCAATTCATTATTATAGAAAGTTTGAAGATTGAATGAATACAGGGCATCAGCATAATGTGATACCATTTCTTCAATAGTACCAAGCGGTGAGTACATACGGCTGATTTGATAACCTACTACACCCTTTTCACCATTTGGATTAGTGGCAATCCATCTACCATTGTCTACCATCTGGTGACGTGTATGTTCATCAATTTCATTTTCACAATGTGGACATATTAATTTTGCGGTAGTGGCATCTGGAATAGCACGACCATTCTCAAGTTGTTTGAATTGAAACTTAACTTGTTCCCATTCAAATTTATATTCATGTCCACAAGTATGTGTAACGTACCAGTACCGTTGATCTGATAGGTTAAATTCTGCGTTGATTAAGTCATTCTTAAACAGTGGGGTACTGGCAACTACGACAAGGGCATCTGAACCAAATGTGGACGTTCTGGCCTCTGCTAATTTAATTGGATTACCTTCTTCCCCAATCTCTACGTTTGATACTTCATCCAGTAGTACAGTACTACACGTGATCCCACGAAGGTTTCCGGGTGTATTAAGGTTTAGCCAGTAAATGAATGTGCCATTCTTTAGTTCTGTTTGTTTTGCGTTATTGGCTGCGTTCTTATCTGCCTTGTCGGTAACTAATGGTTTAAGTACTGGACTACTTTCAACTACTGGCATGAATTTACCAAGTCGAAATTTTTTGATTTCATCAGCACTGGATGATGCGAAAGCAAAGTTGGCCGGATTGTTTGCCATCATGTTCATGGCTATTGCAGTCATAACTTGAGTTTTTAGGAGCTGGGAACATGCCTGAATCACTATTTTTTAGTACTTCTATCTTGGGCAATATCCATCGGTTCACATTGAAAGGCAAACGGTACAAAGTCTAAACCCATACCCGGCCCATCAACCAACTTCATTACACCACCAGCTTTAATCCAATCACTAGTTTTCTGAATCTTCGGCGGTTTGATCGTCGGAAGTACTTTCTTCAATAATGTCGTTAGTTTCTTCTTGTTGCTCATCCTCTAGTATCTCTTCATCGTTAGGTAATTCAAATTCCATTTCACCTAATTGATAAAGTGATGTATCAATAACTTCTCGTAGTTTATCGCGTAGATCTTTTGAATCTGTCATGGCAAATAACTCAAGATAAATCTTATTTGGAATTGAACGTATTGTAGTTTTAATTTGGTGTAGATATGCAGTCAGTACTGTCTCTACGTACTCACTATTTATTACTAAGTTCTCTTTTTCCATTAATTCAAGTTCACTTAGTTTCCGTTCGGCAGTTAGTTTTGCTAAACGTTCTTTTTCTATTTGTTCTTTAATATTTGTATTGCGTAATGGTGTAATAACATTATCTGCCACCCATTTGCGTATCTGTGCTTCAGGCCAGTTCATATCCAAACCAGCAGGAACCCATATATTCCTTACAGTAGTTTCGTTATAGCCATAATCTTTTGATAGCTGTAACATACTTAGTTTTTTACTCATTTAAATTCCTATTCATTAAAATAATCCGTAGCTGAATAAATATTCAGTTCGTTTTTATATTTATTCTTGATATATATTTAAAATAAAGTGCTGCCGAAAACTCGCTCTGTACTGAGGGGTATAGGGGAACCTATTGAAATATAAGAATTTATTGGTTTCCGATGTTAATTCTCATCTGTTCAGTACTGATCAGTTCCATTCACTTTATTGAATATTAATTCACTATCAGTACTGTTCATAGTGTTGTTCATTGCTGGTAGTACTGGTAGTGATTCACATCTATTTAGTCTCTTAAGCGTGTGATTGAATGACTTTGATCACTGACCAATCATTGATCGCTAGGCCACCTATACGCTGTTCTAAGAGCATCTCTTGAAGAATGCCGTACATGTGTACTACTCGTTTCTTTTCGTTGAATGTTGAGCCTTGTAGAGCGTCTACGTGGTATCGCCAGCGGCCTATCGTGTAGTATGTTGGTTGTACTCGGATGTACTTGTACTGTACTGAGATTCCATCGGGGTATATGTGGATCTGGTAATCATCAGTCTGTATGTGTACTGATAGGATCAGTTCATTACGTGATGGGCTATAGCCGTGGTATTGACCATCGCTATCAATGTGTGATGTTCCATTTGAATAGTGTTTGAAGATTTCCATAAAATACCCCATAGTTGTTTAGCCTATGAGGTATTTAGACCCATTAACACAGTGAGCTAATGGAATTAGAAGTAAGGTTCAATCTCTTTCATTAGTTTTTCAACAATTGCCCTATCTTTATCATTATCTATTTTTGTAAAATCGTTAGGACTATTCACCATAAATTCAAAGTTTTCATCATTATCATTGATCCAAATTACGCCTAGCCATTTACGATTTATATGAGCTAAGATATTACTTGCTACGTAATAACAAAAACCGTCTGGATCATTATGCACTAGACTTTCATCCTTTATCCCCAACGGGTATTTAGATTTAAGTTCAAAGAGGCATAAACCATTTTTATAAAGTTCCCAGATCAGTGGTAAATTACTCCCATGTCCTTTCAATAGAGAATCCACCTCACCATTATCGAATAAAGTATATACATTATCTTCTTCTGTAAAAGTAATGACATCTTTATCTTCGTCATATTTGTACAAGTCACCATCAAACCGTATATCAAGCCCTGTTTCGGTAGTTGTGCATTTAAACCTTTCTTTTAATACATTTTGATTAAACATATGATGCTTTCCTCTAAATTTTCAAATTTGTTATAGCTGAGGAAAACGATATAATTTGGTAATGATTTTGTCCAAGTGGTTTATGCTGGCCTTTTTATCTGGCCGATTTGACATGACTTTTTCCGACGAATCTAAAATTTTATATAAGCACTTATATAATTCGTATGATTTAAGTGCCATTTTTGACAATTATACTCGCCGTTTGATAAGATGCTTGCACGAAACAAAAAAGCCCAAGAGGGTGCGGGAATTTAGCTAACTTCCCTTGACAAACCATCTTGAGCTTGATAAGAATCATTAAGATCTAATCTGTTTTACTTCCCTTCCCTAGTACAAAACTCTGTTTTTACTTACCTACCTCCCTAAATTCGACATTTTGTAAATCATTATTTTGAGTTATATCAGCGTATGTACCTGAGAGAAGCAAATTGGCCTGTACTCGCCTTGTATCGCCCATACACCTGCTCTACGTAGTGCTGATAGATAGTATCTGTCCTGTACTGGCACTATGACCTTCTCACAGTACTGGAGAAGGTTCTTAAGGATGATCGGGAAGATATCCCGGTTGATGTGTTCATCAGTAAACCTACGATCCAGACGGGCGACTTCTACCACGCCAGCCACTAACGGTAAAGTACTTGATAGATCACCACCCACAGCATCGAGCCAGATCTTTTCTGAAGAGTTATTGTCAGTAGTGAAGTACTTTACGAACGGTAGTTTGTAAGCTCTCGAATCGGTCTGAGTAGTTAGCACACAGAACAAGTTATGCTCCTGGAACCAATCGGCCTTACGTTCAATCTCGCGTACCTGCTGAGTATGTACTTCCTCTAACATGTGTTTGGATTCTCGCCCCTTACCTATGATCACCGGGCAGCCGTTGATGTTCGCCCTTGTTCTCATCTCCATACCTAGAAGTTTTCCATCCGTAGATGTAATCGGTAATGCCCAATGATCAACTATCATTTCCTTTCTCACTTGCACTTAAGTTACTGATATAGATCATTTTTTATCTGTACTGAGTCAACCTTTATCACGCTGGACCACCAGATCTAATGGTCCATGAGTGACAAGCAAAAGGAATTAATTAATACTGTACATACATACAGTGATAAGGAGGGATACAGAATGACAAGCAAGGTAGGATTTGATCCATCACAGACATGTGGTGTACAGGCGTTCCAGCACCTGGATCGGTACTATAGGATTTGCTTCTACGGGTCAGGGCTGGAGCATGTGAGAATAGGCGAGAAGGTACTTTTTCAAAACCAGGCGGGTAAGTACTGGATCGGTATTATTGAGCGTGATTGCTTTATGTTCATTGGAGAGGAAGCGTTCAGTACTGTGCTTGATGCCCTGGGGTATGATGGGCAGGTAGAGAGGATGAAAGAGTTAGCAGAACAGGATGATTGGTTCTGTGATCAGGGAGAACTACCGTTTTAATATTATCCGTAGAAACCCGTACAAACACGGTGCAGCCATAAGACTACCAACAATCCAGGCTGCAATTTCTAAGGGGTAATAAACGATTATTGTTACCCCACCTACTACACCGCTAAGTAAAAATGCTTCTACCGAATATTTGAAGTAAACGTAGGCCATCAGTAGGTACAGTACTGGAGCATGATTGTTAATTTTGTTAATGATATGGAAAAAGAGATCCACGTAACCACCCTCAAGCCACCAACAAACCTACCCATTAGGCTTGAGGGTGGCACAAATGCATTCTAACTAAAGTACTCAATCTAGACAATGCTTATTAATTATTTTCTCTGAATCTTTTAATTAATTCTTGAGAATTAGGAATTTCATGCTCTTTATTTTCTTCATCTAGAATTGTCAAATCCTCTAATGCATAAACTTCGCCTTCATCGCCACTCAATATAAAATCGTGCAAACTGATTTTAAATTTAACCCTGTTCTTTTCTCTTAGAGTTATACCATTTTCTTCAACTTCATAGCTTGTATGGCCTTCTTCATAATGTCGCAAAACTCCTTCAAGTACTGCGTCACGCCTTCCAACATTCGTTACTATTATCTCTATGTATAAAGCTCGGTCAGAATGACTATGAAATACTAAGCGTGAATTTATTTTAAGTATAGCTCTATCTTCAGTGACCGCTTGTTTAGCTACATTCAATGATTTTGCAGCTACAATAAGAGATATAATCGAAATTATTATGGCTGTAGAATCTTTAAAATAATTGAATACTTCCATTTATAGCACCCTACCCCTATTTGATTTCTGCCCCAATCTCTTTCATCTTATCCAGCACCTTAGCGAGTTCCTCTGGTGATAGTGCTAGCTGTGCTGCCAGGTAGAACAGTATGTGTAGGGACATATCGCGGGGAGCTGTACCGCCAGTGTACTTACGCCACTGATTGTTACCCGATACCCCAGCAAGATCGGCCATCTGGTTTCCCGTGTAACCCAGCTTAGTTTTCAGTTCGTTAAGATCGTCAGTACTGGGAGGCGTGTATTGGTCAATCAGTCGCATATGTTCCCTACAAAGCAAAAAGCCCCTTGCGGGGCTTCATGTTAGATAAATTTTATGAGTAGTGCAGTTATGGTACTTACTGACGCAATCAAAGATGTACTAACAAGGATCGGATACCAGGATGATTCTCTGTTGAGTTTACTCGTCTCTGCGATCAGCTTGGCAATCTCAGCATTGATTTTCGCTAACTCTGCCTGTGTCATTTCGTTAGTACTCATCGTTCTTCCTTTCGGGTTGTCGGGCTGCGACTATTCGCTACCCTGTACAGATAATATAGCCCCTTTGGTGCTACATTGCAAAGGATAATTTAATCAAAATTCCTTTACTGTAAACTTCCTTTATGTATCATCATGTTTAAAAAAATAATGAGAGTTGCAATAAATGAAAATTGAATATAAAAAACCAATATTAATTGTATTCTGCTCTATGCTTGCCTTTATCGCATCTGTAGGGATTATATACTATTACAACAAAGATAATTTTGAATGGGGGAATGTCAGTGATTGGTTAAGTTCATTAAGTACTTTCGGTACTTTACTCGTAGCATATGGTGCTTTTATTAAGGCTCCTGACTGGCTACTTCAAAAACGTTATGAAGTTGCGAGTTATATTATTAATGAAACTATATTTAATGACTTACCAAAGCTAAGCAAGCTTTGCTCGCAGTATAAAACCAGATACTTTTTGATAAACAGACAACTGGTAGATTCATTAAATGGAAAGGTAATAAATGATCAGATGTTAAAAGAAAACCGGTCAAAGCTCGATAATACATTTAATGAGTTATTTACGTTAGCAACATCAATGAAGAATGAACTACGAACAATAAAAAGAAATCAATTTGAATTTACTGAATATACACTTATTATATATAACAAATTAATTGAGATTGCCTCTAATTACAATACATTAGATTCAGAAATTTTGTTTAGTACTTTAGATGCAATAGATTTTGATCTATCCGACGAAACAGACTCTCAGAAACATTTAGATACTATAATGTCTCTCAAAGTCCGAACTATAGATTTAAGTAATTCATTCAATGAGTTTGCTCGTAAAATTGCTGCTGATAATAAACCTGTTGAAGAGTTTATTATTTCGGTCAAGAAATGAATCATTAGAGCGGACATTTTTTAGCACGTCATTTTAGTTAATTATTTTCGTGTGCGTTTATCCCTTTCTTTATTCAATTCTAACTGCTCAAGTACAAAATCGTTATCCGGCTCGTACTTGAGTAGTTCACGATACGCCCAGTCTAAGCAATCCTCAAGGTTCTCAACGTATGCCTTAACTTCTGGATTGGCTACATCAATATGTTCATTAATGTGGCGTACATCTTGTTCGGCTGGCACTTCAATTCCGTTAACACTAAATCCTAATTTCATATTTTTTATTTGTCTTGGAGTACTAAAAATTATAGTACTTGATCCCTTTTAAATAGTTTATGTGTTATTTCTGCATATTCTAAATCATATGATTCAATATTGTGATTAGCTTTCATGCCCTGTAGGAACAGTATCTTTAGTGCTTCTTTACCATACTCCTGTTCATCTGACAGGAAACGTAACCCGAATACGTCACTGTAAATCATATCGAACTCATGAAAGCTGTTTTTGATTCGTGTGTACTGCTTATTCCAGTAGTAACTGGTATCACCTACCTGGAGGACAATGCCAATCAGTACTTTATCTTTGAACACCCGGTACTCTGTACCAAATGAGTAGTTATATTTTTCTATATCCATAGATTTACCTCTACAGATATTTATAGTTATGACGGTATGTTTATCTAGTTAGACCCATTCAAACATGGGTTGTACTTTCTCTTGCTGATAAACCTCATGGTCAAATACACATTTATAATTTAGTTTAGATAGTTGACGTACTAGATCATCTGTAAACCCATATTCATAGCATTCAGTATAACCCTCTGGCATTGAGTCACGTTTAACAGCAGCCCGGTACTTTAGATTAGCATTATGTATTTTCTGCTCATCATGAATGTAACCAATAGATTTTACGTCATGCTTGAATAAACGAAAGTGTGAGTACTCATAATGTACGTTCCTTTTTTCTAGTTGATCCATACGTTTCAGTATATCACTGGTATATCCTAGTTTTACATAGCAAGAACCAGTATGAATATTCCTTACATTACACATATAAATGAATTGCTCTTTCTCCATTTTTTATCCTCATTTCTGAGGCGATAAATAGTACGCTAACACTGGGCGGCCTTCGGGCTGCCTTTTTTATCGCCTTTTGTTTTTTAGTACTGCTTTTTAGTAGAGGTAGCGGTTAGGATATCTATTATATAAAATACTTAATTACTAACCGCTACCTTTTATACTTACATACGTAACTGATTTAGTTTCGCTTTGATCCCTTCCAGAGATTGCCTTGCTTCCACGTGTTCGGTAGCACCTACGTATGACGTGAAGGCTGGCTTAGTGAAACGTAAGCCTGTTAGCGATAGGTGGATCACCTCACATACCTTGATAACGCTACCGTTCACCTTTGCGTTCTTACCCTTACTAAGAGTAATGTAACGCTCTAGAATCGCTTTAGCCCCCTTAGATGAGTTGCTTTCTAACCCAGTACTCCCCATCGTTACGCATTTTGACCACATAGGATGTTTCAACATCAACGCTGTATTACCCGCAAAGTACTCATGTAGTACTTTCTGGATCACGGCATCTGCAATGTCACGGATCGCGAAAGCGTCTAGATTCGTTCTATCCGCTACCATCCCTACGATCAGTTCACGAATAGTGTTACCTGTTGGGAAGTAATCTGCGTCCATGTGAGCACGATAGAAAAAGGTACGATCATCAATGAACCCTTTCACTAGTGCTTCAAAATCATCCTTATGTAGACCACGTGCTAGTAGTTTCTCAGCACTCTGATCAACCGCTGTATAAAGCTCTGTAGCCTCTTCTACGGGCTTCACGTTCCCGTTGATGGCATCAGATAGGTACTCTTCTATAATCGCGTTCTCTGCGTCTATAGCGGCGTCTTTCAGCTTCTTAGCAGTATCGGTAATGACTGCGTTGTTGTCTCCATCACCATCTTCAAATCGTAGCGGTTGAACGACGAAATCATATTTTTTCAGTTCTGTGCTAAGGAGTGAGAAATCATTAGCGTACTCACGTGTTCTGTGTTCAGAGTATGCGTAATCAATACCAGTAAATGATACTTCAAACTTTCCTTCATGGAAGTACACCATACTCCCAGCAATATCTTTACGGTACTGACTAGTAAATGAATACTTTGCTTCATCTGTTTGAAGGGCTTCATATGTAGTTTGTAGAAGTTCTTTCATTACTTTAGCATCCGCAACTACTTCAGCACGATTAAATAAACCAACTTCCACCACTTCTTTTCTGTTCACGTAGTAAGTAACGCTCTTTAGGTTTGTGATCTTACGGAAACGGTTGGTGAATTGTTCAATTCGTGCGGGATGTTCATCACCAACGATAATTACATCTACTTCATCTAATTGGTTTTCAATTGATAGTCCTTCAACGATACTGTACGTACCATAAAGCACTTCAAACTTCATTTCACCACTGACATATAAATCTACTACATCATCATCATTTTTCTTATCAGCGTTTACAACTAAGCCAGTACGGGTACACATTTGATTTAGTGCTTCACACTGTGCTTTATCATTTAGTAATACTATGGTTTTGCGTTTACTTGTATTCAATTGAGTTAGTACTAGATCCTGAACCTTTGAGGCTACTACAGTACTAAGTACTTTACGTGCCTTACTCGCTTTATAGACCTTGTATACTTTGTTAAACTGAATACCAGAAAAATCATCAGGTGAAGCCGTCCCTGACATCATAATTACACTTCTAAACAATGGGAAAGCGGCAATTAGACGGTTAATAACGTTAGCCTTATAACCATAGTCTAAGAAGAATCCGTGAACTTCATCAATTACTAGTGTCTTATCAGAAAAGTACTCTTGATTATCATGGCGTAGAATAGTTTCTATCTGGTTCCATGTACAAATCCCAGTACTGAATACATCATTATCACCATTGAATGATAAGCGGATTGATGTTAACGGTACTAATACGATGTAACCTGGTTTTGCCCTACTCTCATTTTCTTTAGTCTCAATAAACTGTGTAGTCTTACCAGTTCCCACTGATGAGTTAATAAGATTTACACCATAAGAAAGATCCATACTGCTATAAATGTCACTAATGTATTGATTCTCTTCTAAGTTCCATTCACGATCATAAATTGATGAATTTCCCGCTAGTTCCTCTCTGAGAGCATTTGATAGTACTCTATCAACCACCGTACCATTCATCACAGCCTGACGTAATTTATCTGCCTCTTCTTTAAGTGCTGCACGGTCTACTACACGCGGTAGTAATAGTTCCTCTTCCAT